GGTACGTTTGGCGGTGGTGACGGTGTAGATGATTACGATCGTCTGGTCAACTTCTTACGTGCGGCACATCCTTTCTTACGCCGTAAAGCGATCCTGTATTATGCCAACGAGATCGAGTTGATCTGTAAGGAGGCTTACCGGCAAAAGACAAAAGCGTTCGCCCGCCCATCCACCGAGGAGTTTTGGAAGGCGGTCAAGGACGACGCCAAGTTCCCGGGACTGGAACCTGTCACCCATGAGGCATATGGAACAGGGCAGGCCTTGATCTTAATCCGTCCCGGAATGCTGGATTTTGGCGTGAATACGAAGAAGGCGACCCGGTTCGTCCAGATCCGCGATATCTTCGAGGACCCGAACGAGGTTCAGTTCTGGCTACAGGCCGGGTACGGTACCCGCTTTCAGGATATCCATCCGAAGGTATTCCAGATCAACGAGTTCACCAATGAGGGCGTTGATTTGGCGGGCGACTACGTAACCGGTGCCGCCCTGACCGTCACGATCGAGAGCGACGAGGCCATAGAAGCCGGTGCCGCTTGGAAGGTGGGCGAGAACGGCGAGTGGATGAGAAGCGGAGCTACCCTTTTAGGCATACCTAAAGGTGAGCAAACGGTATCCTTCAAGGATATCGCCGGTTATACCAAGCCGGCAGACGTGAAAGTCACGGTAGCCGATGGAGAGGACTTCACCGCTTCCGGTACTTATACCAAATCGTAAAACCAGTAAATAAATAAAACGATGAAAGATTTCAGAAAAGTTTTGTCCGTATTGTTTCTGCTAGCGGTGCTATCCGTCCTCTTCATGGGGGCGGACGTTCCGGCGGATTATGTGATGTGCGCCTCGTTTGGCCCTGTTTTATGGCCAGCCGGAGCGGACAATATGGGGGGTTATAAAGGTCGTATCGCCTTTATTCCGGAAACCTCAGTCTCTGTCGTCCCCACGCTCCCCAAAGAGGCCAAGGCCACAGCCGATTTCGTGACGGCGACAGGAGCTTTTACCTTTTTAGAGTCGGGAGGTAAACCGACACCTATTTACGCGACACGGGCAACCGTAGGATACAAAGCGGAGTCTCAAGGCGAGACAGATTGTAAAAGTTACAAGATCAGCGGCGAGTTCTTCCACCCCGGCAAGAAAGTGGAAGCCGCCGCTTTCGCCCGGCAGATCTGCAATACGCCCGGCTATTTGATCATCGAGGACAACGAGAGCCAGCAGCTTATCGGACAGCCCGGCTATCCTTGTACGGTTACCGCCTCTTTCGACGGCGGCAAGGCGGCGGCCGACAAAAGAGGTTGGTCCTTCACTTTCGAGGCCGATAGCCCCGCCCCTATGATTATCATGGGAACGCCTATCGATATAGACGCATTATTCACCGGGGTAGCTCCTACTCCACCGGAAGGAGGTTCTTAAATGATAACATTACAAAACTGGTTAGCGGACCGTAAGCGTAAATACGCGGACGGTCTAGCGCTTTTTCAAGCTCTAGCTCCGGAGGAGATGAGAAAGAAGTATATCGCTTTCTTTAGCGAGGTAAAGGAGGTTCCGCAGTTCGATTCCCATTTCACCGTATTGGTGAATAAGTTGACAACCGTAGCGCGCCTATCGTCGGCCCAACCCCAGATAACAATCTCCGAACGGGGTTCGATACTCTTGAAAACAGCGGTCGCGGCAACAAAGGCGATCGAGAAAACAGCGAATCAGCTAAAAGGCGATAAAGTCTTAAAAGAAATCCTCGTGAAAGAATCCGAGCTATTCAAGCTACAAGACAAGATCACCGAGCTGGAGGAAGACAATGACGATAAATCCGGAGAGATCGATCAATTGCAAGCCGAGCTGGAGGAAGCGCAGGAAGAGTTGCAAGAACTGCAAGATCAATTCGCCCTGTTACGGCCCGGAGCGAAGATCGCCACGTACTCCTCCCTTCCGGATAACATCCGTACGATCTTCGACGAGGTCCGCCAGATCACCCCCTTGTACGCCGCCTTATTCACGGAGATGCAGAACGAGGCCCTTACTCCGGAGCAACGCAAGCCGATCGCCGATCAGGTACATGAGCTTTGGACCCGCCGTGCCAAGCTATGGGACCAGATCGACGCTTGGGCCGAGGGTAAGCAGATCCAGTTAAAAACCGAGGTTCAAAAAACCGAGGAGCTCCCGGCCGATCAATTGCTGAAAGGTATGCAAATCGCCAACCGGATCGAACGACTGAGGGAGAATATCCGGCGCACGGAAACCTCTATCGCCCAACATGAGAAAAACGGAAAGCTTAACCTCCGGCAAAAAGCAGAGCAACGCTTGGCCGATTACAAACGTGAGCTGGCGGAACTGGAAGGCATGAAGTAATGAGTATAAAAGCTTTCGAAAAGATCATGCCCGGAATTAATCCCGGAGTGATTGGCTTTCAACACAAAGGAGAATGGGCAATCCACGAGGCATTGACTGTTCTCCTTTCTCGTACAGGGCCAGCAAATGTAATGATGGAAACATTCAATATATCGGAAGATGCGCTTCGACCTATGTTTTTCGAGATAGAGAAAGGTAACATAACCAATCTCAAATTGATCTTAGATATGAATGTAAAAAGGCATAAATTGGAAATGCTTTTATTTGCGGCAAGTATTACTACAAATATCCGAATAGCATCTTGCCACGCAAAAGTTTTGCTTATCCACAATGATCGTTTCAAAGTAGGAATCATCGGCAGCGCAAACGCAAATCAGCCAATTAGATACGAAGCTGGATTCATATTTTCAGAACCACGGTTGTTTGACTTCTTTGAAACTAAGTTTACTCAAGTGTTTAACGAAGACTCTATACCTTTTGAATGGAACTCACCATAGAGCAAATAAAGGATATTGAAGAAATGTCAGCGGCATTATTACCGCCTTCTGAAATAGCTATACTGATCGATATTCCTTCCGATCAGCATAATTTATTTTGTGAAGTTTGTAAAACACATAAGTCATCTCCCATATATGCGGCATATCAAAAAGGGAAACTTCGCACCAAATATGAGCTTCGCAAAACAGTTGTCAAATTGGCTAAAGCAGGATCACCTGCAGCCGAGCCACTTGCCGATAAATATATATTAGAACAAATAGCCAAAGAATGAGTAAAGAATTTACGACATATGATAAAATAGCCACGGTACTTTTTAAAGGCCATGAAGAAGCGGCTAATCTTCTTTCTAACCGAGAACTTGCACAAAAAGACCGATGGATGTTATGTGTATCGAAGTTATTGGAAGATCCGATGACTGCCGATAAAGAAATAGTATCTTTCCTGACAGGCGGTTGTGGCGGAAATTGTGAGCCTGTCTCAACAGCGACAGCTTATCGGGATCTGGCCTCTATCCGGAGACTCGTAGGAAATGTACAGTTAGCCGGCAAGAACTGGTATCGTTACATGGTGATCGAGGCCGCCAAGGAAGGTATCCGCATCGCCCGGGAAGCCAAAGACCCCAAAGGTATCGCCGCCAACGCGGACAAGATCGGTAAATACACCCGCTCCAATAAAGAAGACGATGACATTGATCGAAGCGCTTGGGAACCACCCTGCTTTGAGCCATCCGATGATGTCACGTTAATGGGAGATGATTTCAAGCCTATCCCTAATCTTGAAGAAGAAAGGAAATCATTCCGGGCATTGTTCAAGCAAGATCATGATATCGTAGATATTGAACCCATTACAGACGACTATGGCACTGATGACTGAACCTTTCACCCGTAAAGCGAAAGAGGCGCAACGCAAGTTTTTCAATAAGATGCAACGCATGGGAATGGCGATCGCCGCCCACGACGAGTATTGGGTGTGTAGCCGTGGTACCGGTAAATCCGAGGGTTTGGACGCACGCTTCATCATCCGGAATGTTTGGTCCATGCCGGGTTCTACCGGGGCTTTAATCTCTCCATCCTATGCCAAGGCTTGGGGTAATACGCTACCGGCGATTATCCACGCTCTCGCCGAATGGGGCTATATCGAGGGCATTCATTTCTTTGTTGGCCGCAAGGCACCCCTGTCCGCCAACTTCGGAAAGCCCAAGCGCCCGCCGCTTCAGACCGCATGGGGCAATTGCATTCATTTCTGGAATGGCACCGTATTGGTCGTACTCTCCTTCAGTCAAGGGATGTCAGCGAACTCCATGTCCTTAGATTGGGTAATCGGTCCGGAGGCGAAATTCCTAGACTACGATAAGATAAAATCCGAGGTTGATCCCGCCAATCGGGGAAATTTGCAAGATTTCAACCAATGCCCTTGGCATCATTCCGTTCTCTATTCCACGGATATGCCAACCTTAAAAGCCGGACGTTGGATATTGGATAAGATCAACGACATGAATCCGGTTCATATCAACTTGATCCGGAACCTATACCGGGAAATGAAATTAACCGAGCGCCTTCCGGAACAAACATCATACACCCAACGCAAATACAAAGAATTACGCCATGACTTAATGTTGGCCCGTAAGTATCAAGCACCTGTCAAACCTATGCGTGGCAAGACCCGGGAGTACACGGTATATTACGGAGAGTATGATATTTTCGATAACATGGAAGTCGTAGGCAAGGATTACATTTGGCAAATGTACCGCAACGTTCCTTCCCTTATATGGCGTACCGCATTCATGAACGAACGCCTGTTCCGTGTCGCTAATGGCTTCTATTCGGCCTTGAACGATTACCATTTCTATACCCCCGGCGATACTCGCTACATGGGTAGCATGGGAGCGGACTGGAACCGGCTGCAACTGGCCGGATGCCTAGCCGATGGGGATCTGGATATGGACGCTCCATTGCTAATCGGTTTCGATAGTAACTCCGCAATCAATACCGCATGTATCGGACAGGTACAAGGCCATCAATTACGTACCCTAAAGAGCTTCTTTGTCAAGACCCCCGATAAGCTGGATGAATTGGCTCGTCAGGTTTGCGAATACTACAAATACAAGCTCAAACGTGATATCATCTTCTTTTATGACCAGACCTTCACGTGGACTACCGGCAATAACTCCGAGTCCTATCAAGATACCATCATCCGGATCTTCAAGGAATATGGTTGGGATATCACCGATATCTATATCGGACAGGTAAGCCGCCACGACTGGAGGCACGAGCAAATAGACCGGGCCTTAAAGCATGATCCGACGCTCCTTTATCCTGTTTTCAATAAATACAACAACGAGTTCCTCAAACTCGCCATGGAACAAACAGCGGTGAAAGTAGGCAAGAACGGATTCGAGAAAGACAAATCGCCGGAAGCTACAGAAGACAGCCCCGATAACCCGGATGAGTACAAGACACACATTACCGACGCATGGGACACATTGTTTGTCGGTGCGAATTTCTTTATGCCTGAACTTGCGTACGCAGAATCCGGAATCATCTTCCTTCATTAAAAATCTGTAGACGCATTTCATGCGTGATCTGTCTGAGGGAGGCAGCAGATAAGGTAAAAAATTGAACTTGCGCCCGCATTTTTTTTGTAGGGCGCTGCGGGGTACTTTCGTACAGATTGAGAAAACTACGTTTTCCCAAAGCCCCATTCCTTCTAAAAGTCAAATTATTGACTTTTCCAATATGAGAAAACAATGCGTATTTTATTTATTTAACAATTAAACGCCTTTACTCAAGAAAATGAAGATATATAAGATGATTACAGGCCATTTCTCCCTTTTTTTATATCAAATTATTCAAAAAAAGTTTTTTGATCTTATTGATACCCTTAGACATTCAAAAACCGTGATTCCCACAACAGCTACATATTTGACACTACTATACAAATATCAATCTATTGCACAGGTTATCAAGTTTTTGTATCTTTATAATGTAATCAAAGGGATAAAAGTTGTTACAGCAACTTCCCATATTATTCACTATTTAAAGTATTATAATTATGGCAACAACAGCGAAAAGCGCAGTTAGCGCACAGTCCACAAACGTTCAAGGTAACGCAGTATTAACATTATCAAAGGTAGACGAAAGTAAACCTAGTCCAGAAAAAGAGAAGCAAGCTTCTTTATTATTACCTTCCGAGAATCCAGTTAATAACGAAAAAAAGGAAATTACAATTTCGTCTATTATGGAAAAAGCGGAAAAACTGCATTTACTAAAAAAGAAGTATGAGGAACTAAACGAAAAGCGAAAAAGCCTAGACCTTTTTGAGATCTCTCATGACCGGGATAACTCCCAAATGCAATTAGTGGATATAAAAGGTCTAACATTTGAAAGCTCAAACCCTAAATGTATAAAAAAGGTAATTGAGATCTGGAAAGAAGAATTTACAACAGCAATAGAAGAAGCTGAAAAACAAATGCGCTCACTCATCAGCGCATAACTTAAACAAAAACCCCTCGGATTGTTACAGCAACCCGAGGGGGAAAAGTAATCTTTTATTCACTTATTTAAAGTCCGACAAAGTTATGAAAACAAAATCTAATAAACAAATAGACATCCGTAGAGCCGCCCTAATCGAATTATCCATAAAAGCACGTGCTTATAGGGAAGAACAATTGAATAATGCAAATACTGAACAACAATTATTATATTGGTCTGCAATTCGCATAAATGATATTATCGCAGATTGGTATAGAAAAGAAAGCGGAGCAACAGTTTTTAAAACCTTTGCACAATGGAAAACTGATGGTTTCAATATAAAAAAAGGCTCAAAGGCATTTATCCTTTGGTCTAGAAAGCGTACTGCAACTAAAGGCGAAGAAACTACCTCTGATAACACAGGAGCCTCTGAAAACAAGGGAATATCTTATGAATTTTTCCCTATATCTTATCTTTTTTCCGATTTGCAAGTTGAAAAAACACAGGAGGGAGGGAATCATGCTAACTAAACTATTAAAAGTTTGTGGTTTACCCTCACAAAAGAAATATACCGCAGGTATTAATTTAAAAGGAGAGTATCTAAAAGAATATGGTTTTAACATAGGTGACTATGTACAAGTAGAGATAACCTACAATAGAATAGTTATTACCAAAAATAATGATAGCAACATAGTATCTCTATTCAGTAAAAGGAACGATATGCTTGATAAATTGATTGATACGTTTGATTTAACCATTCCTAAACATGGATAAATTCGCCAACTACATAGATTACCTCTCCGTCCGACATGGGCGGAGTAAGGTTTTTAACGATTTTCTAACCATTGTGGTTTGCTGCCTCTCCATGGGGAAGCAAGAAGAATTATATTTCAAGACAATCAAGCCATACACCCGTGAAGAACTCGAAACCATTGCGCAAGCGTTTGCAGCTCTAGTAATCGAGATGGATAACAAGGGAGAAGGACTAAAAGACATTTTAGGAGAATATTTTGAAGAATATTTTCACAATGAAAAACTTGGACAGTTCTTCACACCTCCGGATATTTGTAGGTTAATAGCAGAGATCAACCTGACGAATCGTAATGATGTATATGATCCTTGTTGTGGAAGTGGTCGTTTATTTTTGGCGACTGCCGGAATAAATAGGACTGCAATATTTTACGGTGCAGATTTATCAGAAACTTGTTGCAAAATGACCCTTATTAATATGTGCCTTAATGGATTAAAAAGTCGTATTTCATGGATGGATAGTTTAACTAATGAAATTTTCAAAGAGTGGGTAGTGACATTTACAGATTATCCACGTATTCCTTATATCCTTGAACTTGAACAAGACAAACAAGAACCTGAACATATTAGCAATATAGAACAAAAAGATATAAAGCCATTAATATTTAGGCGATTCATTGCCTAATAAAGATTTTACATGTCGGATTGGCCTTGCTTACCCGAGAGGGGGAGGCTTGGCTTTTTTTAAGTGCACGCCGCCTTCGGCGGCGATTCTCCCGTTTCGCTTTGGCTCCACTGGCGAAAGGACTCTGTCCTTTATTTCAAAAAATAGAACACACATCTTTGTGAAAAATGTTTGGAGATGATATCACAGGTATTTAGCCCGATCGTAGAGAGGATCTTGATAAAGCTCCAGATGGTATTGAACCATTCTTGGGGCTGGATGATAAGCGGAATGATATTCTTATTGAATTTTATCTCGCCCGTGAAATACGCTTTCGCCGCTATGGGCGTGGCTATTACGGCCGACTTGCTATTCGGGATGTTCTCGGCAAAGAAGCAAGGTAAATTCTTCCTATCACAAAGCGGAAGAGATACCCCCGCCAAGGTGATCGTCTATTTCGGTTTCATGCTCGTGGTATTCGTTACGGAACGGATATTCACTCAAGATAACGCCATAATCACCAAGGCCGGATGTACCCTAGCCTGTGTGTGCGAGCTGTGGAGCATGCTGGGTAGCGCATTGATTATCTGGCCGAACATGATGTTTCCAAAGCTGCTTAAACTACAGCTCAAAGGAGAGATCGAGTCTAAGCTAGGAAAGAATATCAGTAACCAATTAGATAAGGAGGATTGTAAAAATGACAACGACACCAAGGGGAATCCGAAACAACAACCCCGGTAATATCCGGAACTCGGAGCGGAACGACTGGGCCGGAGAAGTATCGAAAGCCGATAAAAAGGACAACGCTTTCGAGGAATTCGAGGATATACCGCATGGGGTACGGGCCATGATGAAGCTCTTGCTAAAATACCAGCGATCGTATAACCTACGTTCCATAAAGGAACTGATAGAACGATGGGCACCCCGCGATGAGAATGACACGGCGGCTTACGTACGATGGGTATGCCGGGAGATGCAGATGCCGGACTGTTGCCGGCTAGACCTGTCGGACAAGGGAACGATGTGCGCCCTAGTGGATGCCATGTGCTACATGGAGAACGGCGAGCGTATCCCTATGGAAGATATCGAGGCCGGCTGGGAACTGATGTGAGAGTGGTATTGTTTATGCGAACTCCCTTTTGGATAGCGAATCATGGAATATGGACTTTATAAGAGATTGTGTGTCTTGGCCGGAATGGTGGCTCTTTGCGCTAGCTGCTCCGTGCGTCGTAGCGCTTCTGATCATAGCCATTACAGAGATCAAGAGCGACAGGTATTGGAGAGCTTGGATACCTCTATGGATGTACGGCTTGCCAGTTCCAACACCGTGCGAGATCGGTGGAGAAACATCCGGATCATACGAAGGGAATTCGACCTTGAGCGGCAGCCGGACGAAAACGGTCGATACCCGGTCAAGGCGGAAACGACACTCGAAGGCGAGGAACATGAGAACGAGCGAAAAGAAGAAGCGGAAAGCCAAAAGAAAGAGGAGAACGAGAGCGTTTTCGCCCGGTCGGAAGCCAGCCATGAGGAAGAGCGATCCGGAGATACCGAACTCAACTCCGATATCGGCAAGAACGCCCTCGGGTGGTGGGCGCTCGGCGTAACGATGGTTCTGGCCTTGGTAATCTTTTTAAGATGGAGATATGGAAAAAAGGATAAAACAAAGTGATGTCTGGGCTGTCATGCAGCAAAAGGATGACCGGGGACGATACAAGATGTTCTCGTTCTCGTACGTGCGGTTGAATGAAAGCCGGGAGGGAAATGGCTCTCCCGGCTCGATCGAGGATTATGAGGTAGCCTACTTCAGCTCGATCCACGCCAAGGGAAGCACGGTAAACATCCGGATTCGGGGCGAACGGTTCCCCCGGAAGTTCATCCGCTGCATGATCATCCGGATTAACGGTAAAAAAATATACGCATAATGGGACGCAAGAACGTATTTCTAATGGGTGACACCGCTTTCCTCCCCGGAGCGAAAGCGGCGGTGGTCATGACCGAGGACGTAGGTTTTCTGGAGGATAAAAAATTCACGGCCACGGTCATTACCCCGGCCAAAGGATCTTCCGTCAAGAAAGAGGTCAGGTTTGTCCCGTTCGGTCACCAAGACAAGTTGCCCGTAAGGATCATGAAAAAGATCGCCGACAACACCATCGTAGGCAGCAATATCGAGTTCAAGGCGAACATGGCCTACGGCGATGGGTTGATGGTCTGCCGGAGGGTGAAGAATCCGGAGACCCAAAAGATCGAGCTGGAGGAACTTACCCCGGAAGAGGCTCCGGAGATATTCCAGTTCATATCGGATAGCAACTACTTACGGGTAATGTCCGAGCTGGCCAACGATCTGGTCGTATTCTCCGACTCTTTCGTCTATCTGGCTTTTGGCAAACGGAAGGCCGGAGAAAGACCGAAGGTAGTCCAGATCTGGCACCGGGAGATGTGCTTTTCCCGGATCAGCGAGCAAGACGAGAAGACGAAACGCATCGAGTATCATGGTTATTCCTCGCAATGGGGAGAGGAGTCATTTCCGGACGACGTGATCGTAACGAGATTGCTAGACCGCCGAAGCCCGCTTTACGATCTCAAGGTCCGTACCGGGCTCGTACCCGATCCGGAGACCGGAGAGAAAAAGGACGAGGAAGAGAATGGCTATACGTTAAGCCTCAATATGCCGGTACCGGGGCGTTTTTATTACAACCGCCCTTATTGGTGGTCCATCTTCCTCGATTGGTACGAGTTCAGTTGCGCCATCCCGAAATTCAAGAAGGCGTTGCTGAAAAATCAGATGGTCTTGAAATATCACGTCTCCATCAACATGAAATTTTGGGACAAGCTTTACGACTCGGAAGGTATCCCCAAGGATGACAAGAAGAAACGGAACGAGCGCAAGAACGCTTTCCTACAACAACTGAACGACTTCCTTTCCGGAGAAGAGAATGCCGGCAAGAGCTTCGTATCCCATTTCCGGTATGATCAGATCAATAAATACGAGGAGAGCGATATCATCATCAAGCCCTTGGAATCATTTATCAAGGGCGGTGAGTATATAGAGGACTCGGAGGAGGCGACAAACGTGATCTGTAACACGATGGGCGTACATCCGTCCTTGAAAGGAGCATCGCCCGGGAAATCGAAGAACATCAACGGTACCGAGGCCCGGGAGTTATTCATTATCGCCCAAGTGAGCGCGCAGCCGCTCCGGGACATGATGGTTCTCCCGCTATACCTAGCCCGGGAGATCAACGGATGGGGAAAAGACATCGAGTTCGTGATACCCAATATCATGCTAACGACACTCGATAAGAACACGGGATCGGAAAAGAGTATCGGTAACGAAAAAGTATAATCATGACACAGCCATTCCTACAAACGATAGATGATTTGAGGCATACCGTCAAGGTAAACGCCTCATTTAAGTTCGAGATATTGGAGCCTTATCTTCAAGACGCTTTCGATCGATATATCGTCCCCTACCTCGGGGAAGCCTTGGTCGATCGGCTATATCGAGAGCCGTTAACGGAAGATATCCTTACGATCAAGATACTTGCCAGCCGGACACTGGGACCATTGGCCGTGGCGCTAGCCAGTCCGGAGCTAGGGGTCTTGATCGGTGACAGCGGGCATACGGTAAGCCGGAACGATAAGTTCACCGTAGCCAGCGATCAAAAGATCACCCGATCGGAAGAGAGCATGCAGGAACGGGGATGGAATAACTTGGATAAGCTACTGGAGCATCTCGGAAGCCACGAGAACGACTATCCGGAATGGAAAGAAAGCCGCTATTACAAGAACCAAGCCAACGGCCACTACCTTAATTCCGCCCGGGAGTTCCAAGATTACGGTAAGGTGAATATCGATTATTCCCGGTTGACCTTCGAAAAGTTCCGTCCCCTACTCGATACACTGGAGATGAAGCTATGCCGCTGGATCGGGACCACTCTTGACAAGAGCTTAAAAGACACCTTAAGAACCGGCGTGGATGATCCGCTCCGGATCAAGCTGATTGATTATATCCGGGTATGGCTCGCCATGTACGTAGCTAAGCTCCATACCAGCCAAACCACCCGGGTACAACGTACGGCGGCCGGCCAGCTGGAGTTTAAGCCCGTGATCTATCCGCTGTATTCCGATCCCACGGACAACGGTAATTTCTACGCCGAGCAGGTAACGTCACTAGAAGCGGTAATCGAGGATTACATGAAAGTTTACGCCCCGGAACTAGGCCTCCCCGCTCCTATCAAGAACGACTTTAATTCCAAGGACAAACATATTTTCGTATTATGAGAAAAATAACGATCAAAGATATCGATTACCTCGTGCCCGGCACATGGGATGAGATGACAACGGAACAGCTTTGCTTTCTCGCCAATATTTTGAACTCGAAAAGTACGGCCCAAGAAGCCAAGGTCAAGATGCTATTGTTTTGCCTGTCCGCGAGAATCCGGCGATACCAGAAAGCCAATGGAACCGGTTACGCCGTTTCCCTTCCCAAAAATCGTATATGGATCACGGCCGAGCAACTGGCGGCGTTGAGCACCATCTTTGATTTCTTATTCCAAGAGACAGAAAAAGGGATCGAGCTGGATATCCGCTTAACCCGTAACCCATTCCCCGTCTACAAAGACAAAGATATCGAGTTATACGGCCCGGAAGACGGCCTGACCAATATCAGCTACGGACAGTTCATCATGCTACAGACTTGGCAACAGCGGATGAGACAGGATTTCTTCGAGGCATTGGATAACTTCCTATCCATAATCTGGAAAGACGGCTCATTCTCCATACGTGAGGACGGTGATCCGGCTTGGTTCCGGAATGTAGAGCCGATCGTAAAGACAGTCATGTTCTGGTACTACCTAGGTAGCATGAATTTCATACAAGCAAAGTTCTCCCGGGTATTCTCCTCCGGAGGGAATGAAGCCCCTTTGGATATATTCGACACGCAACAACGCATCGTGGATGAGATGGCCAGCGGAGACGTGACCAAGAAAGAACAGGTAAAACAATCCCTTTTATACGACGCTCTCTATACCCTAGAAGTAGCGATCGAAAAAGAGGAGAAAAAGAAACAAGATATGTAGTAATAGGTGTTTTTCATGGTATTAGATTTTTAGATTAGTAATGGACAGCCGCTTTGCCTGTGAAGGTGGAGCGGTTTTGTTATTATCTCCAATCCAGATACTATGATAATAAAAATATTACCAAACGTTTGCCATTGATAATATATTTATTATCTTTGTGATGTCATTAAGACAAGAGCTCTATGCATAGTGACGATGGGCTAAAAGCCCGGATAGAAGAGGCAGAAAAAGATCTCCTTTTTTATCTCCGCAAGTATCATGAACTGACTTCGAGAAGCAAATTCATGAAAGCGGTGGTTGATAAAGAGATCAAGAGACTTGAGAAAGAACTTAAGGAACTTGGAAAGTATTATTGACCAGAAAGGTTCTCCCCCTCCAGGCCAGAGGGGGAGTTTCCCTTTCATGTGTAACTCAAAAAACAGAATAATATGGATAAAGTAAAGCGTTTTTTTGAACTAAAGGAACTTTGGAAAAAGTCCCCGGAGAATGACCGCCCTACCATAGACCGACAAATTACCGATTTGTTGGATAGCATGGATGAAAAGGAAACCGAACTGCTTACCGCAGGTGTGCAAAATGACTTTGAAAACATCCATAAAGAGATCGCGGACATCAAGGAGCAGCTAACTATTCGTGAGCGACTGAGTCCCGTTTTACCATACCTGTCCGTCTCTAATCTAGCCAAAGATTATTTCGGGAAATCATCCTCTTGGTTCTACCAACGATTAAACGGGAATAGCGTACACGGTAAAATTTGCAAATTCACACAGGAAGAACTGGCTATTCTGGATATGGCGCTGAAAGACATCAGCCGCCGGATTACTAAATTGAACTTGGTATAGATCATTTTATTATGGGAGCCATAGAAAACAAACATATCTTTGCCGCATATGCAAACCTAGCGATAGATGGACTAATAAAAACACTTAATTTTATCGCTAAAAAGTTGGACACCCAAAAGCAATTAAGCAGTTGGGATATCAAGCATGTAATAACACTCATCGACTCAATCTTCGATCAAAATCCACAAAACAACCTAGAACAGGTCGTTGAAGGATATTTACCATGGATAAAACCGATCATTGAAATGAAGACGCCTAAAAAAGGTGAAAGGCAATCGGATAAACTTTGTATAGAATATAAAACCATCATTACAGCTTTTGCCTCTTTGCTTAATGACGTCAGGAACTATTACACCCATTATTATCATGATCCCATCTGTATTTATCCCGGTGGGTATGATATCCCTTCATCACTGAACTGCATCTACGATAGTGCCATAAACATTATCAAGGAGCGTTTCCAAGCCGAGGAGAAAGAGATGGAACATCTTCGTAGATACACTCGCAAAAAAGGGCGGGTTGTTCTAAAAACAGAAGATGATCATTTCTATTACACATTAGCAAACAATAACGATCTGAGCGAAAAAGGGTATGCTTTCTTCATCTCGATGTTCCTTGAAAGGAAGTACAGTTATCTATTCTTGAAAAAGTTATCCGGATTCAAACGGGGAGACTCGTTACAATATAGGCTTACCCTTGAGGTTTTCACGGCTCTTTCCACCAAACCTCCTGTAGAACGTTTACGCACTACGAAAGACACGAAACAAGACCGGGCTTTAGATATACTGAATGAACTATCTAGGATACCAATAGAACTGTATCAAACCCTTGAGCCTAAATACCGGGAAATGTATAACGAGACATTACAACCAACGGATGCCGAAGATCCTTACGGCCTTCCGGATAGATCCAGAATACGGTTCCGCAGTCGCTTTGAGGCTTTTGCCCTGCACTTTTTAGACAAACAAGCTGATTTTAAAGAAATTGGCTTCTACACATATCTCGGAAATTACTTTCACAATGGATATCAAAAAACAAGAGTCGATAGAGAGACAAAGGATAGATACATTAATTTCCAACTCGCAGGCTTTTGTAAAAACATCCAAGATATCTCCGCAAAGAAACTATCGGAGGCATTAAACGTAAAATCCATAGATATAAGTACGGATAGTATACCGGATATCAATTCTTTTGAGCCTTATCTGGTTCAATCTACGCCCCATTATATCGTTAATGGTAATAATATCGGTATTAAGGTATTACCAGAAGGGAAAGATACCTACCCTACCATCGATGAGAAGGGTGCTAAAATGCCTATCGCCGATTTCTGGTTGAGTAAATACGAATTGCCGGCCATGTTATTCTATACTTATTTACGGAATAATAATATACATAAATCACACTGTCCCCTATCCGTAAAAGATATTATTGAACGATCTATCCATAAAAGTACCAAACAAAAGCATCCGGAAGAGAGATCCGAGTTAATGTTACGCCGGGTCATGAAAGCTATCTTTTGGACAGATAGTAAACTCAATGAGGTAGAACGTATCAAATCTCAGAAATCCGCTTTTGGTAAAAGGCAACATGAAATATTAAAAGCAGGCCGAATAGCGGAAACGTTGGTTAGAGACATGCTATGGCTACAGCCTTCAAAAAACAATGGAAGGGATAAAGTCACAGAGCCTAATTTCCAAGCCATACAAGTTTCTTTAGCATATTTCGGGATAAGAAGAAATGACTTAACGGAAATCTTCACACGAGCAGGATTGATCAATTCTTCAAATCCGCATCCTTTTTTAGCTCAAATAGGTACGAACTATACCTCTTTAATAGAGTTTTACATCGCTTACCTTAAGGAGCGGAAAGTATATTTTTCACGAATACAAAAGAAAATTCTCCAAGGGAAACTAAATATCCAGTGCCACCCTCTTCGGGACTTACAACGTGAGCCTAATAAGCCTCAAGATAAGGAAGAGGCCATATTCCTACCTCGTGGTCTATTTAATGAAGCGATCATTAATTGTTTGAAAAAATCCAAATTGAAGCAATTAATAGAATCTCCTACCCGAGAAAAAAGTCCGGCATTGAATGTCTCATACTTGATCCAGAACTATTTTAGAACTTATTTCGAAGATCAATCTCAAGAATTCTATGCACAACCCCGTAATTATCGTTTATTCGATAAGTTATCACCGAATAAGGGTAAATCCAAAAGCTATTTATCCTTAGAGCAAAGGATCAAGAAAATGGAAGAACTAAGGCCATCCAAGATTCCTGTTGCAGAAGCTAATAAGCTATTAGAGAAAGAAGATAGACTTTATCGTAAGAATTATAACGAAATATGCGATAACGAGTCTATAATCAGACTCTACCAAATACAAGATATTCTTTTATTTATGATGACCAAGGAATATCTTCCTTCTGATTTATACAACAGAATTAACAAATACAAACTAGAAAACGTCAAAGGTATTTTAAATGAGAGAGTTTCTTACTTGATCGATCTCAACCCTTTAAAAATACAAGGAGAAGATATCAAGATAAAAGACTACGGAAAGTTATTTTATATACATCATGATACAAGAATCAACTCTTTGAATAAAGTATTAAGTAAAGTCAAAAGAAACAATAGTATATCTTCTAGCGTAAAGATTCAACCTTATGAAAATTATAAAAGAGAATGCCTAGATTTCGAAGAAGCCCAGATACAAATCATACCTATCATTCATTCTTTCGAAATCACGATGGTATCGATGTTCCCAGATTTAAAGAAGGCTACTCCCGGAAATTATTATGATTTTAATGAGCTAATTACAGAATATGAGAAACGAACTAAACAAAAGATAGATAGTTCTTTTCTCATTAAAACTCGGAATATGTTCTTACATGATAAATACGAAGCTGAATGTATCAAAGAGATTTCTGACGATTTCGTCTATGCAAAAAAGATTATAGCAGAATTTAAAATGAAGATAGAAAATATAAAATTAGAAGACCTTTCGAATGACTCATCAGCATAAAAACATTTTATGCTCTTTGGTTGAAAGGTAGAAACAACTACTATCGCACCTTACCGGCTTTTGGTGCAGTTGTATTAGCCTTTAGTTTGAAAGGTAGAAACAACATTTTCGATGAAATCTAGCTGATATCCTAAGTTGTATTAGCCTTTAGTTTGAAAGGTAGAAACAACTCTCGTGGAAGGAGACAGTACGCATACGGTTGTATTAGCCTTTAGTTTGAAAGGTAGAAACAACAATACATTCATCTACTTCCTTATGATTATGGTTGTATTAGCCTTTAGTTTGAAAGGTAGAAACAACACGTACATATTGACCGGGCTATCAAGTTTAGTTGTATTAGCCTTTAGTTTGAAAGGTAGAAACAACACATCCGCGTTGAACGGGAACACGTCCATGGTTGTATTAGCCTTTAGTTTGAAAGGCAAAAACAACATTTTAAGATATATACTCTTATCAACTTAAATAATCAAGAAAAACCTTTGTATTTCAAATAAACTTTACTTACTTGCAGCATTGTTAACATTTAAATTCACACGATATGAAGAAAATACTACTATTTGGAATTTTGTTTTTTTTATATTCCTGTACAACAGATGAATATGGGAATACAGATTATACACCTCTGATTATTTCTGTAATTGTGGGTATTCCTGTTTTCTATATTTCGATAAAACTCGCTGAAAGTCAAAGAGAGGAAACCGTTGGCAAATTAGCAAAAAGAGGGTTAAAAATAGAGGATTTCCATGCTTGTGGAAAATATGTAGGTGGACATCCATCAGAGGATAAAGAGGTTGAACCTTTAGCTTTTAGAAATACTGATACTGAGTTCTTATTCTATCGAAGAGAAAATTATGCATCTGTTCCTGTTTGGAGATTTTCAATACTAAAAGAATCTATTGAAGATATTGCTATTGAAGATGCTACTACGCTTGAAAGCAAAGTTACATTAGGTCGTGTTTTACTGGTGGGAATATTTGCTTTCGCATGGAAAAAGAAGAAAAAAAATGAATTGGCATTTGTAAGAATTCAATGGAAAGAAGGAAAATTTAAACATAATACTTTGATATGTTTTGAAGGACAGAATGCTATGACAAATGCAAACTCATTTAGGAACTTGCTAATCAAAAATTGTCAATAATATTATAGTTTGCATTGCCATTCCAAAAACTTTCACCATATTTGCAGTGCTAAACAGTACAAGACTGATATCTTGTCGATGTGCATCGTATAATGCTCAACTTTGTGGTAGGGCTTTTTTTATGCCCTAATTGTATGATATAGGCGGTTGCCTTTCCCAAACATTGTTATTGCCTCGGCAAGATCACTGTACTGTTTAGCGACACGGGAAATGGCAGCCGTTCTTTTTTCTGCCTAAATGCTAAACAGTACAGTGATATGAAATCAAATTCATTAACCGTATCATGTTCCCGGAGCCGGGAACATGATCTCTTTTCTTGGACAACCGTCCAGAAGTTCTACAACCTGTTGCCTCTTGGTATCGCCTCCTGTAAATCCATTTACGAGGCTAAAATGTACACGGTAGCTTTATTGGCTATGCTGTCTCCAGTGTTCTTACCACTGGTCATCGTAGCTTGGTTCGTTTATAACTCAGCGAAGAAAGGAGGCCCAAATGATTAGACTGGAAGATATATGTATATCAAACCTAATGCTGGATGCGATCAGATATTGGCAGGAAAATGATAAAGGTGGGTTAGAAGAAGATGTTAAGGCCATTGACAGCGCTATCACTTTCATTGCATGCGAGCATGATGCCCCGGGTGTACTTTCTGAAAAAGAATCATTGTCGCTTATCGCTGCTCTAAGTTTTCTGAAAAAAAGATTATGTTTGTTTGAAGGAAAGGAGGAACCGAAATGAAACTCCAAGAAGCCCTGCGCCTACTCGACATCGTAACCGATGTAAACGGACAATATAGTAAAGAAGAACGAATACGTGCCGCCATGAGATTGGAAGAGCTGTTACGTTTGTTACTCCCAGAGGAATGATTATATTTGCGATATGTTGACGTTCGTTATCATATTAGGTTTTGTCATGCTGATCGGGGCCTCGATAAATGAGGCTAAACGCAGTGGAAATACAACGGCAAAGGTTATAGCTACTGTACTGATCTTCTTTTTCCTTTTCTTTTTACTATCCTTAGTTTAAAGATATGTCCTTTAAAAGCTCCCTCCGGGGGGCTTTTTTTGTGTCTATAAATTGGATGTTATGGACATATACAATCACTTTGAGTATTCGGAATGGATCGCTAGGCATCTAGCCGCTATCGGTCATACGGACGGGGAATGTCATTTCCTCCGTAGTGACGAGGTAGAGGAAATCTCCGATCTGGAAGAACGTATCTCCTCTATCCGGGATCATGTATTAGTCGCCATCGACGGGCTTAACTCGGATTTTTCTTGGCTTAGCAATGACAACCTCGTAAATATCCCACAATATTTTATCGCCCTATTAAAGCAATGCGAGGCCGGGGATATCGACGGGATTCACTTTGCGAAAGCGGAATGCAAGGATCTTCTCATGCAGATCGTCTGCCGGATGATGCTCGACTGGAACGAGGAACGTAACGGGCTTCAGTTCCTAGAGCTAAACAGCATGACCTTTCGGGGCATAGGTCCCATGGGAGATAATTTCTATGGGGTGATGTTAGGCTTCAACCTAAGAAAGCCTATCCCCTTCTCTATCGACAAATCAATGTGGGTATGATATGGGAGTCATGAAAAGATTGAGCGAGCAGATGCGCACGCCTAAACGCAAGAACTCCCTAATCGGAGCGAGGGAAGGATTACCCTTCGAGATCTCGCTAGAGTCAACCAGCCGGATCGCCCGGTATGAACGTAGGCAGGATAAGGAGAAATTGAGACAATTCAATTCTGAGGTAAAGGAATGGATGGGCTACATAATCCAAGACTTGAAAGGGAATATCGCCTTGCTTGTCCAGAAAGATGAGTTCCTATCGGACTCCCTAGAACCCAGAATTTACAAAAGTAAAGGAGAGACCGAACGAGTGGGATTCAGTTTCGCCCGTGAAGGTATCTATATCCATAAGGGAGCCGGACGGGGCCAAGGTGGTTTCCGGGGCGGCTCTAAATGGACGGACAAATACGGGAAACTGAAAAAGACCAACCCGGATTCTTTCTACCTGATGGGAACCGGCAACCGCCACCCGATCCGTTGGTTCGATCCCATCATCGAAAAGAATCTTCCCAAACTGGCAGACATCGTAGCGGACTACGCTGCCGATATGCAAATCGACGCATCACGAATTTTCATAGATAAAGATTAGGATATGGCAGGAGATTTAAACAGGAGCATCAAGATATACTTGGATAACTCCGACGCAATGACTAGCGCATCGGAGTTAGAGACGAAAATCGGGGAACTGGAGAAAAAGCTACTTGATCTCCGGACGGCCGGAGAAGGTAACAGCAAGGCGGCTAAGAAAATAGAACGTGAGTTGACCGCCCAAACCCAGAAGATGCAAAAGTATAAGCAAGAGGTCGCTGATACGGAAAGAGTATTGAAGAACCTAAGTGGAGCCACTTATAATGACTTAACAAAGACAAAGAATAAAATTTCAACGGAGCTGAAAAAAGTAACTCGTGGTACCGCTGAATATAACACTAAGCTAGAAATGCTGAAACGCATCTCCAAAGAAACCGCACTAGCCCAACAAGAGATGCGTGTAGAGATCGGTTGCCAAGCCTCGGTCTGGGGACGTGCCACAGATTTCGTAAATAAATATATGGGAATCATTGGTACCGCAGTGGCAGCCATTACGGGTATTACTCTTACTTTCAATAAATTCCGTGAAGCCCGCAATAAACTGGAAGAAAGCAAGGCCGATGTAAAAGCTCTTACAGGCCTAGATGATGAAAGTATAGAGTGGCTTACAGATCAAGCAAAACGTCTTTCCACTACAGTAACCGAAGAAGGTATCCGCATACGCCAATCCGCTGATGAGATACTGGAAGCTTATAAATTAGTAGGTTCCGCTAAACCCGAATTGCTAGCAAATAAAGAGGCTTTAGCAGAAGTGACGGAGCAAACGCTCATCCTCGCCTCTGCCAGTGGCATGAAACTTACGGATGCGGTAGATGCCGTCACCTTGGCATTAAACCAATATGGGGATGGAGCTGATCAAGCCGCTCGATATGTAAATGTACTTGCCGCCGGAAGTAAATTCGGTGCGGCAGCCGTAGAGAGCCAGACCAAAGCTATAAAGACAAGTGGTGTCGCAGCCGCTTCCGCAAAGATCCCGATCGAGCAGCTAGTTGGAACCATTGAAACTTTAGGAGAAAAAGGTATCAAGGATGAGATTGCCGGTACCGGACTCAAAAAGTTTTTCCTTACCCTGCAAACAGGAGCTGACGAGACTAACCCCAAAATAGTCGGGCTAAGTACGGCTCTGGAAAATCTCCGCAAAAAACAAATGGACGCTACCGCTATCAAAAAGATGTTCGGGGAAGAAGGTTACAATGTTGCCTCTGTCCTTATCAATGAAGCGGATAAGGTAGAATATTATACGAAAGCCGTAACCGGCACATCCGTCGCTTTAGAGCAGGCCACGATAAAAAGCCAATCCGCCACGGCTAAAATGCAACAAGCAAAAAACAAACTTAACGATCTTGGCATTGAGTTAATGGAGAAGATCAATCCATCCATTATCAGCGTAATGAATCAAACCGTGAACTGGACTAAAAAACTAGTTCTGATGGCCGATTGGATCAGTAAAAATACAGGGCTGGTTATTACCTTAATATCGACATTAACTTTGTATACAGCCGCTATCAAGCTAAACACTTACTGGAAGATTGCGTCAAATGGAGCTACTCTAAAAGCTACAATTATAGAAAAGGCTCATTTAGTTGCGACCCGTTCTTCCATAGCCGCAGAATATGCATTAGCGGCAGCATCAGCTCTCAAGGCTAGAAATATCAAAGCTGCGACTATGGCTATGCGCAGTTTCTTAGTGACTCTGGGTCTCAATCCCATTATTGCGGCAGGTGTGGCAATTACGGCTTTAGCTGTAGGCATTTACAAAATATGGGATAATTCAACAAAAAGTGCCCGGGCTTTAAAAGAGATGAACAAGGAAATCTCCACAGAACGGGCAGAAGCTTATACCCTATTTGACGCTCTCCAACGAAGCAACGCCGGAACAAAGCAACGAAAAGAATTAATCGATGAGATCAATTCTCGATATGGAAAATATCTTGAAAACCAACTAACAGAACAAAGTACAACCGAGGATATCGCAAAAGCTTTAGAAATAGTTAATGAAAAGTTGCATGAAAACATAGTTTTAAAAACCATGCAGAAAGAGAAGGAGGATATAACGACCACCGCCTTAAATAAACAAATTGATTTGATGGATCAAATGAGGGAAAAATCAAATCTGGGACAATTCGTTACCGACGCTATGCTTCGAGACGTAAAACGTATAACAGATGAAGGGATAAAGAACGGACGCTCATGGACAAAAACATATGATGATGTCATCTCTTACATTGACTACTACTATGGGGCCAGAGGTAAAGTCGATAAGGATTTCTGGGGAAGTTTACAGAGCTATATGACACAAACTTACCAATTAGCATCCAACCTCGATAAGATATCTCAGAAATACTCTCCTCTTCTGCCTAAAAAAACTGCAAACGAGTTGCCAGAAGTAGAAGTTATTGCCCCTAAAATAAAAAAACCGGATATAACCCCGGGACTGTCAGCGGAGCAAGAGAAAAAAATCACAGACGCAAAGCTGAAAGAGGTTGATCGTTATATCGCAACCAAGAAACTAAAATTGACACAAGATTATACCGAGGGCCTAAGATTATATGATGATTATCAAACAAAACTTCAAGCTTTAGAACTCGAAAAATTAAATAAACAATTAGCTATCTATAAAATAGGCAGTGACGAAAGAAAGAAAATTGAACAACTGATCCTTGATTTCCGAATTAAACTGATGGATAAATCCTATCAAGAATATCTCAAAAATTTGGAAAAAGAGGCCAAAGCCGATAAAGACCGTAAAGTCCAAAAAGAGAAGTTATACAACGGACTAAATAAAGATTTGCAATCTTTCGTTAAAACACAAAATGAGAAACAAGAGGAATTAGCGAAAAAGCAAGAAGAAACAGACAAACGAAGAGCACAAACCTTATTAGACTTCTCCGCTCAAGCTGGCCAAATCCTTGGGGAATCTTTAGTTGATTCTGAAACAAGTTTTGCTGACGCTATGGGGAACATTCTATTATTGACATTAGATACTCTTCGCCAAGTTGTAACAATGTCGATCGCAGAAACCACAATCCGCAATGTGTCTAAATTAGGATTCTTAGGACTAGCAAAAGCCGCTGCCGAAATCGCACTTATCAACGTCGCTTTCGGAGCCTTGAAAGGCCTTATCAAGAAACCTAGTACATCTACCGCAAATGCAGGTTTTAATGACAACACTACGCCGCAAACCGGACAACGAGTTGTATCAGACTCCACCGGTTGGTACAACGGAGGATTCACCGGCAACGGTGGTATACTTGAAGTGGCTGGTCCCGTACATCGAGAAGAATACGTTACACCGGCATGGCAATTACAAGATCCGGTTTCCATGAACCATATCCTAGCCTTGGATGCCATCCGAAGACAAAGAACAAGCACAAATCCTCTTCCCGTCAACGGATTCGCCAACGGTGGATACAATGGACGCTCGGATGAAGAAAATGTAATGGTTTCAAGTAATAATCCGGAATTACTCAAAGTACTCACACAGCTACTTATGCTATTCTCCGAACTAAGAGCAAAAGGCATGAGGGCCTATATCGTTTATAGCGATATCGAGGCCGCCCAGAAGACATTGGACAAATCCAAAAAGATAGGAGGTAAATAAAATGGATATCATTCACGAATCCGGCAAGGCTTACGACCTAGGAGACATCCAATTGACCTTATCCCGGATGAACCCGTTCTTTAACGATTACGGAGAGCAGAGCTTACCGGTAACACTCCCTCCCACGGACAGGAATAGGGAACTACTCATCTATCCGGATAACATGGCCGGGATCAGCAAGGCCTCGCAGCGGATCAACGCCATGATCCAGCACGGGGTATTCTCCATCCCCTGCCGTCAAGCCATCCTGTCAGCGAACCGGAAAACCGGGATCGAGACCAGCTTCTACCTCAATACCGGAGCGTTCTACGAAAAGATCAAGGATGTACCGTTATCCACGGTCTTTGAGGACAAAGTTATCAAATTCGCGTCTGTCAGCGAGGCGATATCCTTCTGCCGGAACCTGTTCATTACACATGACGACCGATTCGCCTTGTTCCCGACCATCCTAGAGTCCGGTTCTTTAAACGCCACCGGTGATCCGGGACCGGACGGATATCCCCGTCTTTACAACGACGTGGAGCGGACGGAGGTAGTCGATGAGAAAACGATCCGGTTGGCTCCGGGATTCTACATATCCCCCTTCATCCGTGGATTGCATCTATTGGAGGAGATATTCGCCTATCTTGGCTACACCTTGGAGGACTCCTTCTTTTCCCGCACCACCCCATTCAAGGACATGGTCTTTCTGAACAACACGATCGATACGATCGTAAGGGGTGAGATCCGATACTCCCAGATCGTCCCGGACTGCATGATCAAGACGATACTGGACGTATACCGATATAAATTCTGCTGCGAGTTCATCCCGGACGAGACCCGCAAGACCATCCGAATCGTGCTATTCGATGAGAACCTGAACGAGACACCCTCCTGCGACCTCACGGATTGCGTAGCCGGTAAATACACAGTCAACCATCCCTCGAGCTTCAAGCAGTTAAAGCTTACCTGTGACCGGCTCACGCCGCCGGAAGAGAAACAGGAGAGCGAGCGCCCGATGCCAACGACGGGAAGAGCCACGGGGAACGAGAACGAGGAGTTCAGTACCTTGGTAGACCTATTAAAGAAATACCCGGACGTGGAGTATAACCAGATATCGGGAGATTTTGTCCGGAGAGGTTACAAGGGGATCACGCCGGTCACGCAACGGATAGGTCTGGTCACGATGGATTATTACGCCGGCGGGACACTGGAGACGGAGAGCAAGGAATCCCCGGACGTGCTACCGGCGATGGTCTATACACCTGCTTTTGGCAGCGGAGGAGCCGGGGCCATCCCGCATCTCGGGATTTATATAGGGACCGGAAGATCGTTGAACTCCTCCATCATCATGGATTCCGTGAATGACTCCACGTCTGAGGTGGTAGGCGAGGCGGAGGATAACGAGGAGTTGAAACCCATGCCGGCGTTCGTATTCCATGCCGGGAAACTGGACTACGGAACGATCCTCAATCATGACGCAGATGGAAACAAGCTCTGGAACTATACGCTCGCCTACCACGGCCCGGACGGGCTTTTCGAACGGTTCTGGCGAAATTACGATTCCCTACTCCGGAACTCTCTGCTCGAGATAAAAGCGAGCATGCTTCTCAGTGACATCCAAAAGGTATCGCTCTCCGAGTACAGAAAGGTGACGATCGAGGGACAGGAGCTGCTTCCCTCCGCCATACAATATAGCCCGGGTTCCCGGGAACCCTTGGAATCCACGTTCCTTACCACGAGGCTTTACGAGCCGGTATCCACGGCCATGGCCGAGACGGAGCGGTTCGCCTCCCATGTATCCAAATATAAATGGAAGGTCAACTACTCCCGGTCCAACGCCAGCGACAGCGTGAAAAGAAGATGGGTATTCAAGGAGGAACCCATGACCATATTCTACGCCCCGCCCAGCGCTTACCAATACGTGCAGGGCGGGAAATACCATCAAGCCACTTATCCCGTGCAATTCTATAGCCGTGGCTCCGCGTCCGGACCGACCGATCCGGAGGACGGTACCCTGACCGTGTGGCTCGAGCCCGTGACCCGGTAACTGTCCTTTATCGGACCATCCGACAGCCATACTTTTGGGGGTAAAATAATCGCAAATGGCAACGATCATAGACAAACCAGACGCTCTGAGCCTGTCCGGGAACATGAGGAAATTTGTATTGGGGGCAAAAGAGGCCGTCTCTTTCATCTTGAAGAAAGGAACGGCCACCTTGCTCGAGCAAAGCTACGAGCCCGGGCCGGACAAGATGGTCACGATCGACGTGAGAGAGGTGGTGGAAAGCCAATTGAGCTATACTTTGGACACGGCCCAAGAGATCTATTCCCAAAATACCATATTCGCAGATTTCACGGCCACGATAGACGGGACCTCCCACTCGTTCCGGGCGATCCGGTGCGGGATAGCGGATCTGGCGGACACGCCGGGAAACTGGTTGAAGTCCCACTTCCTCACGTGGCAGCCAAAGGTCAAGGAGGTGACCTATTACTCACCGGAGTGGTTGACCTACTACGCCATATCGGACTGCACGGTGAAGGCCAAGGCCACGTTCCCGGACAACTCGTCGAGCACGACCTCCTTGAAGGGAATGACCGCCGGCGAGTGCGTGACACTCAATCTCCAATACGCGATCGTAGCCAAGCTATTCGGGAACAAGTACCCCAGCTATCTCGAGGTTTACGCCGAGGCCGGCGGAGCGAGACTGAGCGTATCGCAATTCTATAAATTCACGGATATCCATTCCGAGGACGAGCAATGGTTCCTTTTCGAGAACAGTCTGGGCGGTATGGACACCTACCGTGCCCATGGGGTGAACCGTCTGCAGGCGGAGCATGGCCACCTGATAGCGGAACTGGACGAGAACCTGTCCGAGTATAACGTGGAGACCGATCGTAAGTTCGTTAAGAACACGGGATTCCTCGATGATTACTCCCGCCGTTGGTTGCTGGATTTTTTCCCCAGCCGGGCCAAGTATATATACGAGGCGTCCATGATCCGGAGAATAATCGTCACCGAGAGCGACGCCACCTACACCTCCAACGATCTCCCGAGCTCCTATACGTTCACGTACCGACTCTCGGAGATCTCGAGATACCTGAACCTTATCCGTAACGAGAAAGAGCTTCCGGATAATCTAACGGTTCCAAACCTCTCCTCGCCGGATTTTATTTTTCCCCCTCGCTTAGCTGAGCTCCCACGGCAAGAGCTTGGCGAGGGGGTATTATTCCCGGCCTTTGATCCGCATAACCCGAAAGCATCCGTAGCGACTTTTGGCTCGATACATGATACCATAAGGAACAGTATCATAAAAGAGCTCGGGGACACATGGAGGGCCATCGTCAACGAGGCTGGCGGGTCCGGGGGAACCGGTGACGGCCTTTACCATATAAAATTGGATGACCTGACGGAACCATCCGACGAGAACGGGTTCACGGCCCTGAGAACCTTGAAAGAGATACTGAAACCCATATCCGCCCTCGATGACCGTTACCTGCGTAAGGATATCGACGATACGGCGGCGGGCAACATCACGTTCGAGAAGGATATCATCCTTGCCGGCCTTGACTCCTCCATCTACTCAGACCGTGACGCCAACGGTTTCGGCCATGAGAACGGGTTCCGCCTGTTCGCCGACGGCACGATGTGGCTGAAGGACCTGAGGGTGAAGAATGACTCCATGTTCGCCGGTTCCCTATCCTCGCCCATGTTTGCCTCCGGTTTCCCTAACGGGACGGGCTGGATGCTCGCCCCGTATATCCGGACCAACGCCGCCGGGATAAACGAGACGAGATACAAGCTGGAGATCGACGATATCGCCGTGCGGGGAACGTTACGGGTCTACGAGTTTATCGTGTCCCAGCTCCTAGGGGAGAATGACAACCGTATTTTCTCCGCGATGATGGAGGTGGACCATTACGACGCAAACTCGGGCAGGATCTACCTCGACACGGACGGGGGGCGTTTGTACAACCCGTTCCGGAAAGGTGACATCCTCATGGTCCAGCAGTTCCAAGGCGATCCCACCCTTGAGAACAACTACCAGATGGTGAAACAATACGAGCTGAAGGTGGTGTCGGTGGGCGTAGGCTACCTCTCCGACGGTGAGAACCGTATGGACTGGCTCACCTTCGAGAACTTCGTGGGCGACCTGTCGCAGGTAACAAAGAGGGATACCTTATGCCGGGTGGACAACCCGGATAACTCCACCCGTAGCGGTATCATCAAGATCACCACGGTGGACGAGTTCGGAACGCCCTACATGGACGTGATCCGGGGGATGAAGACCGACCCTGAGAATTGCGTGAAGGTCCGTATCGGGAACCTGAACGGTCTGGTCACGCCCTATTTCGGAAGATTGGACGGTGACGGGGCGTACGTGGAGAATCTTTACGCCCGTGGAAAGTTCATCCTCTCGGATACAGGAGAGGATGTCAGCACGCTATTCCAAGTGATGAACGGCAAGCTCTCCAGCGAGATGTCATCCATCCGGCACGAGATAGCGGAGAAAGACAACTATCTCACCAACTCGTCCTTCTCCGAGGATATCGTCGGATGGGAGCCGGGCAATGACGTGTCGTTATTCACCGTCAGCGAGCGTTACATCCCGGTGAACGACTCCCTTTACTCGGAGAAAGACCGGATAACCGGTATCGTGCGGGTGTTGAACAGGCTCGCCCTCTGCATCAAGAACTCCACGATCAGGCAGTTGAACGCCAAGCTGTCACGCAGGCCGGAGGGGTTGGTGGAGATGCCGGACGGGACCACGAAATGGCCCACGTTCTATATATCGTTCATGTGCAAGGTCAAGACGGCCGGTACGCTCACCATAGGTTTTCCCGGGCAGGACCTGTACGAGACCAAGGCGATGACGCCCACCGACGCATTCGCACAGGAGGAATTTATCGGGGAATGGGACGGGACGGGTGATTTTACCATCTCCCATACCGGGGAGATATTCATCTATAACCTGCTGCTCACGAGCCGGCCGCTGGACGATTTCCGGGTGGAGATGTCAACCAAGCTGGAGCAGACGAACGAGCGTGTGGGAATGTACGCCAACAAGGTGGATAACCTAAAGGGTACGGTGACGGACATGGGGCTGGTGCTCGACAACACGAACGGCACCCTGTCCGCCTACGTGACGAAGACGGACAACAACAGCAAGACGATCACGGACCTCGGCCTACGGATAGACGGGATCAATGACAGCCTGTACCTGTACGCCACTAGCTCGGAGCTCTCCGGCCTCAGAAACGATCTCTCCGCCTCGATTGAGGTGAACGCGAGGAGCATCACGCAAAAGGTGTCGACCACGGACTATAACGGGGACACGGTGGTCTCCATGATCAACCAGACGGCCAGCACGGTCACGATCAAGGGCAACAAGATAGACCTGAACGGCGTACTCATCGACCATAACGGGAAGATCTACGCCAGCCTGATAGACGCAGACAGCATCACCTCGAATATCGTCAAGATAGGAAATTTCGTGTGGGGAGGGAGCGCCTTGGCCGGGACCCCCGGGACCACGTTGATCATCAGCGGGGCAGCGACAATCGGTTTCTCGAACGGATACGCCGCCCAATTCGGGGGAAAGGTCTATATCGACGGGGCGTTATCCTGCAGCTCCATAACGGCCTCCGGGTACGGGAATATCCATTGCGACACGCTAAGCAGCGTCGGGAACGTGTGGTCATCCGGCGATTATTACTGCCGGGGACACCAAGGAGTCTCTTTCGGAACGGACGTGGACCTTGATAAAATACGGTTGAGAGTGGTCGGCGGCATCATCGTCGGCTACCAGAACGAGTGAACCATCATTTAAAACATACGATCATGAGAAAGGAACTAACGATTTTGACAAAGGTCACCAAGGAGGTGACAGGCAGCCTGCCCGGCGGGGAGACGGTAAGGTACTCCGGGGCGTACGAGCCCGGCAAGGGGCTTGGCTCCATATATGCCGCCGTCACGAGAGAGGGCAGGCAGGTACTTACCATCAACCACCAACGCAAGGGGCAGGTCGGTTATAATTTCTCCGCGGGGGATGATTTCAAGACCATGGAGACCGTCATAGGCGAGGTATTGTCGGATATCGATGACCTCTATGACGAGGCGGGCTCGGAGAGCGTGAGGTTTACCGTCGAGAACGGGATCATAACAGGGGTTTCTAACGATTAAAGAATTAACAGTCATGGCAAAAGTGGATTTCAAGAATTTAAGGGTACAGGCGACGATCGAGGGCGATCCCATCATCGTTGACACCCGCAAGGAGCTGGGCAACCTCGTATGGGGGGCGGCCCGTGACATAGCCGTCTCCGATTTTGGCAAGGAGATATATTTCAGTGACGGACCGACCGAGGTCGGCGAGGAGACCGCCAAGGAGATACTGTCGATCCTCGACATGTCCAGCGCCTCCGCGCCCCTGAGACGCGCGCTGATCGAGGCGCTGACGCCCAAGAGACTTCCGGCTAAAAAGGGGAAGTGAGCGCATGGATTTGTCTAACCAGTCAATCGAATAACGAAATGGCATACTCAACCGATGACATCAAGGCGCTCGCCGCCATATTGAAACCCATTATCAAGTCGGCCCTAGAATCCGGATCGACAGGGGTCGGAGACCTGGAGGTGGTGACATCCCTCGATAGCGTATACTCCCTCCCGGCCCTTCGCATGCCGGGAGGGATACATGACGTGGTGGAGGCCCCCCTGTCCTTGCTGCGGGTCAATCTTCGCGTGACGACGACACACGTACAATGGAAACTGGGTAATGGAGAGTGGAAGGACCTGCTCGCCCTGTCCGAGCTGAAGGTGGTCTTCCGGCGTACGGAGAAGCACCTCCAATGGAAGGTTGGCGCCGGGTCATGGGAGGATATCGTCGAGCTGGAGAGCCTCAAGGGGGAGAAAGGCGACCGGGGGGACGCTTTCCGGTACGAGGACTTCACCCTTGAGCAATTGATGGGCCTGAAGGGTGACAAGGGAGACAAGGGGGATAACCTTGAGTACAGGTTGCTGGACAGCTTCCCTTCCCTGGAGGCCCTGAGAGCGGCGTATCCAACGGTTGATATTCTGGCGCATGTCCCACAGC